CTGTGGAATACGATCTTCCCAAGCTAAGTCAGCGTCTAAAGACATTATAATTATTACATCTGCGATGCCGCCTGTAGCGGTCCCTGCAGTTGCTAAGTCAACAGTTAATATGGTAGAGGTAGTAGGAAGACCGGCAGCAGTAGCTGCAGCCTTTATAGAAGCTGCTTGAACAGCGTCTACAGTAATTCCGCGTACGCCTACGTTAGTATTAACTACTGGTACGAATTCTCCTGCGTCAATTGCTGTGCCTGCACCATTATCAATAACAGTACCTGCAGTTCCTGCAGTATCTACTGCGAAAGCTACAAAAGGGGCAATGCCTTTAAACCTAGTCCTATCAAAAGCTATTGCTTTGGAATTGCGGTCTGCAATCCAGACTAAATTTTGAATAAGGTGATCACGAGTTTGTGCCGTGCCCNGAGTAGTGTAATCTGGAGTAGTATACGATACAGAAATATGGTTGGTAGCCTCTGGAGCATAATACTCATCTTCTCTCCGTCCACGTAACCCTATACGAAATTGATATTCTGTATTATCTGTAACCACTATCTGCGCAGCATTACCTGCTTGCTTACCTACTGTCCAAGTAGACAGCGTAGGGGCTGCATAGGCTTTTTAGTTACTCCTACACTTCCACTAGCGCTAATCCCTGCGGTACGAACATAAGGCTCATTCCATAAAGGATAGGTGTTAGAGGCTGTAGCTGGAGCAGCTGACCATTGCGTTCCCTGTGCAATATAAAAAGTGGGAGATTCGGCAACTGTAGGTGTGGCATCTAATGCAACATTAATGCCTGTACTACCAAATCCAGTAGCATCAAACAAACCAAGTTGGCCATCAGCCAATACTATGTTACCACTAGAATTTGTAATATTATTACCTGCTCCGGCAGCATTATATATGGCGGTGCCAGTTTTCATTACTACGAATGTTTCTACTGGACGTTTATTGCTTTTACGAATCATGTTAAAAAAATTGTTAATATTCAAGTTACTCGCTTATTATAGTTTTGCGAGCCTTTAGTTGTACATATTCGGGATGCTCGATTATTCCTGAAGCTATTTCTACAGCAATATCTACAACCTGACTATGTACTTGTGTAGGTAATTCACATTCCTGCACTGCAGGAGTAGTTCCATCTATATACTGATACCCTCCAGAATACATTCTTTTGGGTTTCTTAATATAGTCTAAACGTAACTTACCTAATGTTAATGTGTCTGGGTATAGGTAAATAGAGGAGCCGGTTCCATTCGAAGATCTACCAAAATTGAATAGCACAGCGTCTTTAGATGATTTATTAAACGGGTCTTTTGATGCAAAGTCTAAGTCATCGTGCTGTATAAATTTCATGGTTGTTCATAGCTTACAAGTAGTATTTTCTACTACTTCTGCTGTTCCTCGGATGAAGAACATATAAGTATGAGCCAAGAGATTTAAGTCGTACTCGTATACATTAGTGTCAGAAAGTAGTGCAGGAGTAACCTCCTCACCCTTTATAACTAAAGTACTTAAGTCATCAATCTTCTTCTGATTAAGTTCAAATTTACTTCTAAAAACTCTTTTAGTGAAGATATCAGTTGCTTCAGTCAATAGTCAGTCTTTCTCTGCAGTATTAAAAGAAGCAGTACTTAAACTCGCTACCTTATCTATTTTCACGTCAAAGTCATAGTGCATTTCAGCGTTTGACATTCTTACCTATTTTTAATTTTTATTTCTTCTTCTAGCTCTTCTATTAGAGCCTCTTTTTTAGGATTAAGCAAGTATTCTATGCTTTCTCCATGAGTCTCTCCTAGTGTTATGGGCCCTTTAGCTCTATTCCAGATATGTGCTCCTTGTTTTTCTCTAACTACTCTAGCATCAAGTGCAGATTTTAATAGGTAGTGAGCTTCAAGTTCTTCTCTCCCTTTAGGAGTTTCTAACTTGCTAACTAGACTATTAAATTTCTCTACATTACTTCCTGGCATGTACGTAGTTTTATCTATGTATTCAAACAGTAAGTTATGCACTTGCTCTTGAGTTAAAATAGAACGTGTGGAAGCTAAATCAAGTATACACGTGATTTTTTGCTTCATCGTAGGAGTCATATTAGGATCATGCAGCATTGAAAATGCAGAAGATTTGATTTGAGTTCTTTTAAACTTAATTTCATCTGACTCATTTTCTAGTGCTATATAGTGTGTGGCTTTTGGCCATTTATGTTCTCGCCACTCTTTTTCTGAGTTGGCAACATACTTGGAATCTAGCATCATATAATAACCTAACTCTCCATCTAAGGTATCTAAATCAAATACAGTACAGCCATCGTTTAGTTTCCAAGCAGTACGTTGATAGTAAGTTAAGTCAGAACTTTTTACTGATCCTCCTTTTTGTAAAGTAGTATTAGTCAAGTATCCTGGTTCTAGATGCCACTTCTTTTCTAGTTCATCCTGAAGGGTAAGTTTATTACTTTCGGAATCTTCTACCCTAACACCATTTTCAATTCAAGGTTTATAAGAAAGACCATTAGATAGGCCACCGCGTTTTGGTGAGTATAGGGCCTGAATACCATCCCTACAGCGACCTACCTTGGTCTTCTTTAACTTCCTTCCTGATACGTCGGAAGTTCAATCATGAATTCCAAAAACGGAGTCTCTGGGTATCGAATATACAAAAACTTTCATAGTTTTAATTATAGTTTTATAGTCATTATCTTCGCTTCCTTAGTGCCACAGAGCGTTACTCTGATTAAACGCTATTTAGGCTAACTAAGTATTTTTTTTATTATTTAAATTCTTGTGTTGGGAAAGCAATGCCTCCCATGCCTACTGTTACATCATTAACCTTTCTTAGGTATTTTATACAGTATCATTCCTCTGGACCATTTCCTACATCATATAGCTGTTTAATGTACAAGGGTTTCCCTGTACGTGAAACTACATTATCTGTTTTCTTGTGGTCTTTAACTATCGTACTTGGTCAAATGGCGTCATCTTTTTTGCCTAAAAAGTCAGCTCTAGTCTTATTCATAGGAGTAAGAAAAGCCTTCTCATNTGCATCATTGACACTTAACATATGACCATTCAAGTCCTTTAGCCACATAGGAACGGGGAAATTAATACTAATACTTTCTAATAAAGTAATCTTTGACTGTAGGCTGTGAGCTAGAGATTCGAGTTTTTTAATCTCTTCCTCTAGCTTAGTTGTTTCTGTCCGTAGTCGTTTATTATCCTCGGACCATACTTTTAGTATGGATTCAAAATTATCTCTATTATCTTTTTTTCTAGATATAAGGTAATTTATTAGAGCATTCACTCCTCCGCCTGCAATGAACGTTATCACTAACTCTAACATGTGGTATGTATATTACGAGGGGTATAATCACTTAAGTATAGAACTGCCGTAACTAATCCATAGCGTAATGCTTACAGCAGTTAAAAATAAGATAACTGCTAAAGGAGAACTTTTAACGTTAGTTCAAGTATTACATGTGTTCATGTAAGAAATTAAATGATTAGACTAGTATTCGAAATCATATACTAATTCACCACAACGTGTTACATCTTTGATACATACGCCAGCAGTACCTTCAGTAAACATGTCATATCCGGCTTTGAGTGCTCCGGCTTGACCGCCTTTTACAGGTCCTGTAGGTGTGTGTGTTCCTGCAACATATCCCCATCTGTACGTATCTGCAACTTTCAGCATCATGATGTTGTTTTCACCACCACTAGTACCGAAGTCCATAAAGGTCATACGTAAAGAATCAATTGGAAATTCGGGATACTGCGGATGCATTCTCTTGCAATAAGTGCGAGAGTCGTAAAGAGGATTTTTAATAAGAGTTACCTCAATACCTTCTGGTCCTTGATAGTGCGTGTATTGGGCACCAAAGGAAAGGTGACGAGGATTACTTGAAATTTTTTCTGAGAAAAGAGTATCCTCAGTTAAAAATGAAGAGGCTTCAGACGCCAACATGTCATGAAACATAATCGACCCAAGTGTTCCCGTCATAGCTACTACTTTACGATCTTGCTCATCTACGCGAGAGAAGAAGATATCCATAAGATAGTCTTTAAGACGAGTTACTGTCAAAGCACTATTATAGTATTCAATCCAAGAATCTCTTAGCTGTTCCCGTACGCCAGGACCAGTTTTTTTCCAATAACCGTTATTTCCCGGTTTAGTTTGTTTTTTACCATACCACAACTGAGCTTCCATACTAGAGTATAACTCATTGTGCATAATAGCTTCGTACATGGGGAGGAATTTTTCTACTTTTTGTTCCTTACCTGTACGAGGATCTGTGTATAGGAAATTAACTCCTAATTTTCCTTGATCTCTTCACGCTTTATCTGTTACAGTAAATTTTTGTGCAAAAGCACCTACTTGAGATTCTAGCATGAAAGAACTAGGAACTTGCTGAGTACCGAATTCGTCATTGTATTCAGAAGCAGTAGTAGTCCATCCTTTGTCAAACTCTCTACCTGCTTCAAAAAGATACTGAGGAACATATGCTCCAGGGTTATCTCCCTGTAGACGAACCGTATAAATAAAACCTGCTCCATAAGGAGTTGGTCCATCTACGATTTCTAGAGGAAAATCATTATCTTCTGGAAGTAATACGTCAGGAGCAGCAAAGTAGTCCAGATCTAACCATATACGATAATTCGTATTGTTAATGCCCGGAGTAGTATTGGATGCTTCCAAGTCTCCCAAGGAACGTGCAGATTTCTTTTCTGCGCCTTGGAGGTACCAGCGATATATTTCACTATCTATTTCTTTAGTTCCGTAACTTTTTGCTCCTGTCATTCCAGTCAACAATTTCCCGTTAAAAAAACGATTTGTTGACGAAAAGATCTTCATAAGAGTGTTTTCAAACACGTAGGGCTTGCCTGTTTCATAGGCATTCCCTAAGTATTGAGAATCCACAAAGTTACCACCAAAGCCATCATAATGTTTAATTATAAATTGACTTTTAGTCGTTGCCATTCTTTAATTCTAAATTTAATTTTGCTTGAAGAACTCATCTCAATCAAAGTTAGGTTCAGTCACTTTTGAAGTCTTTCCCGTAACTTTAGTTTTACTATTACTAGTTATTGCTTCAAGCTTATCTTTGATATTCTGTGCTACTTGTGTGGACTGCTGCTTTTTAATTCTATCTAACTTTAATCCTGTCTTAGGGTCATAATCTAATAGAATATCTGCTAGCTGAATTAAATGCTCCTGATTACTAGAAATATTTCTCAATACTTCATTAAAT